TATGTCCCCGTGCCGACGCCTTGTCAAGCCTCCACCACCCCCCGGTGTAATTTTTACGGTGCAAAAACACCCTCTGACCTGCGGTTATGCAGCGTGACAAAATCGTTATAAAGTTTTTGAATTTCTTTTTGATTGACAATTGAATTGAATTGTGTATATCGAATTACGTGCACATAATTTCACACGCTAACGATCGGCCCTCGCGCACTAATTTCACACGCTAACGAGTTTATCCCGCGCACTAATTTCACACGCTAACGATCCATTCTTTTGAAGTAATTTCACACGCTAACGAGTAATTCCCTTTTCCTCATGATGCGCGCGACATAAACTCTGAAGGTTATTCCAGTCAATTGCATTGCCTCCATTCGACAGCTCTATGATGTGATCCACATCGTCAGCTATCACATGGCAACCCTTCCACTCACACAGTGGATGTTCGTTCAGGTACGCGCGCCTGACCTTGGTCCATTGGTACTCACTCACACCTTGGGCTAGTAGGCCATCGCGCCAGCGCGCGCCCCTGTTCCTGGCCCATGCCTTGGTAGGGCACCTGGTCCCGTGCGCGTGCGCGCGCCTACAGCGTGGGCACCACGATGGTGGGGCCATGGGCATGGGTGGGCCTAGCGCCTACGCCTGGAGCGTCCGGCATTGCTGCTACCCACCTGGCCGGGCCAGCGGCCTGTCACGTCGTGGTACCACTGGGCACACATCCGGCGCGCCTGGTCGGGCGTGAGGCCCTTCTCTGGCTTGCTCAGATGGCGGTAGCAGCGCGTCCAGGCTCCGGGCTGATGCCAGCGGACCTTCCCAGCGCCTTCGCCATACTTCCAGTAGTTGGCCAGGAACTCACTGTCCCGTGCCTTCGCCAGAACGGCGGACGGCACCACCGTTACCTTGGTGGTGCCGCCGCTGCCGCTCGTATCGCTCATGTCCTCATTCTGCGAGCTTCGCCCGGATCATGGCAAGCACGCCCGCCAGCTGTACCGGGTGTGTCGGCAGGATCGGGACGCCCAGCTTGTGCGCGATTTCGTGCCACGGGAGGCCGGTCAGGGACTCGACTTCGCTCCGGCTGATATCGCCGCTCACGAAGGCGTCCAGGACGTTCACCACGTCGGCGTTGGCGTAGGCGTACCACTTCCGGCGGGCGTCCTGGAGCACTCCGGCAATCGCTTCGTGGGGAAGCGGGTCGGCGTCGTCGTCCATGTAGAGCACCAGCCCACCGGCGTACAGCGGGCCTTCCGGCGTGCTCCGGTGCGCGATGGGGACCACCACGAAGGCCACCAGCTCTTCGGGCTGGCAGTCGATCCGGTGGACCTCCGGGTGGGCCTTCAGCCACTCCGACAGCGCCTCGTTGATGGCCACGCCGCGCTTGTCGGCGCTGTCCACCCGGACGGCTCCCAGGGGGGTGCCGCTGTAGTGCTTGTGCTGCTCGCTCATCCCACGATCACCGTCCTGGCCTTCGGGTGGACCTCCAGGCCCTTCAGGGCCTCCATGTTGACCTTGGGCATGTTCAGCTCTTCGCCCAGCAGTGCCCGGCCCATCATCATCAGGCCGGTGGCGTCGGCGGTGTTGTTGTCGGTGATCTTCAGGTCCGGCCACCGGCGAGCCGCCGCCAGCATCACTTCGTCCTTCGGGGCGTTGCCCTTGCCGGTGACGAACTTCTTCAGCTGACCGGGCGTCACCACGATGACGTCGGCCCAGCCCATCACCAGGTTGTTGAAGACCTTCCACCAGTGGCCCGCCAGGTCGTGGAAGCTGGCCCCGCTGGCACCGTAGGCCGGTCCCTCCATCAGCACCAGGGAGTTGTACGCCACCTTCGAGTTGATCGCGGTAGCGCTCTCGTACATCCGTTCGGCGCGTGAGAAGTGATCCTGGCCCCGTTCCTTGGTCTTGATGTTCCAGGCGGAGTTCTGAAGCGCGTGTTCCCCGTACCGGTGGATGGCCATCCCGGTGTTGCTGATGGAGGCGTCCAGGCCGACCACAGCCCTGTAGGGCTCATCCTGGCGGCTCACTTCTCCGCCGCCTTCGCGTCGATCACCTGGGGCATACTCCGGTACCAGTGCGTGCCGCGCTTGAAGGCGTCCATCTGAAGCCGCCGGTACGCCGTGGTCAGCTCCGCCGCCTCGAAGCCCATCGAGAGGGCCGCCGCCTTCACGGTGGTGGACCGCTGGGCCGCTCCGGCGTTGCGCATGTAGGCCATCAGCCAGCTGTCGATGGCGTGCGCGACTCCCGCCGCCTTCGCGTTCGGGTCCATGGGGTGGAAGACGGTCCACGGTTCGTAGCGCGTCGCGCCGGGGTGCCGGGGAAGATCCATCCACCTGGTGGCTACCACCTTCGACATCTGGTCTTCGGTGTAGCCGTGCGCGGCCCCCAGCTCCTTCAGCTGGCGCGTGGTCTTCGGCCCAGCCTCCAGGGCCTCCAGGACAAGCCGTTCCAGTTCGCCCCAGCCCTTGGCGGGGGTCTTCTTCGGTTGCGTCATGCTGGCGACCATACACCGGGGGAGGCGTTACGACCACATCATGATCGGTGTCGTTTCGGGCGTAAAATTTCCTGAAAATCCATGACACCGTAGTGTTGTAACGACTGAAGGACGTGGGAGCGCCCCGGCGCGCCGTATGCCTTCGAGCGTAACAACGTTGTCAAGTCGAGAGTAATAGTTGTCTGACCTGGGCTTATACCAAACTTAGGCCCCCCTAAGTTGATCTTGTTACCAAAAGTGCCAAAACCACACCTGACCAGGCCATTTACCAAAAAATCGGTTCTGGTGCCAAAAATCCGGTGCTCTGTGCCAATTTGAAACGTGTCTATTTCGGTGTACCGGCCTGGTCACGTGTCTGCCTTACGTCATGTCGTTGTGCTACCGTCGTCACGTACCCATCACAGAGAGGACGTGACCATGGCCAAGACCGTGGACGCGCTGCCCACCGTGGAGACGGCACCGTGGCGTAAGTACGCCGACGGCAAGGCGTGGCAGCTCGATACCCAGACCGACCTGGACCCACCGACCACGGCCGCCAAGGCCCGCCAGGCGGCCTACGCCTGGGCGCGCCGGAACGGCTTCCAGGGCAGCTTCCGCACCGACGGAGAGCACACGCTCTACCTGGAGATGCACCCGGCGGAAGCGGCGGGCGAATGACGACCATCCAGGGCATCCTGGCCGGGCAGCGGTGCGCCAGGTGCAAGGGCGCGGTCCGGTGGCAGAACGCTGGCTTCGGCCAGCGACCGGGCCACGTCTGGGCACAGGACTTCGCGGACGCCGCCGGGGCCACCCACCCGGTGGTCCTGGAGTCCGGGGAGCCGGATCACTACTGGAGCCCCGGCCGCGACGGCTCCCCCGACGTCAAGGTCATGGAGGCCGACGGCGCGCGCGTGGAGGAACGTCACGTCCAGGGGCCGCGCACCGACAACGTGCCGACCATCGTCCCCATGCCGGTGGCCATCACCGAAGCCGACCTGGCCGACGTGCCGCCCGCCTGGCAGCCCACGGGCCAGATCCTGGGCTACGGCGTGGACTCACCCGGCCCCGTGCCCAGCACGGTGGATACTGCCAACACCACGTTGACACCCCAGGAAGGAACCGACGATGGCCAGTAGGACGCCCGCACCGGCCCCGGAGCCGGAACAGCCCGACGAACCGACGTACCTGGACACCACCACCTGGTACGGCGCGGTGCGCCACCTGGCCGACCCGGCCACCGGCCACGCCGCACCCGACACCGGCCGCGAAGAGTTCGTGTCGCTGTGCCACCAGGCCGTCATGGCCCAGGAAGCGTTCACGCACGTGCGCCGGGCCAACTCCCACCCGTCGGTCCTCATCTCCGATTTGCCGCTGTGCACGGCCTGTACGGACATGAAGGCCCGTCCGGCGAAGTCGCCGGAAGAAATCCTGGAGGAATTTCAGCCATGAGCTACGCGGCACATGCAGGGGTGCCCGTTCGCGTGATCACGGTCCCCGGCATCGGGGAGCTGGCCACCCCGTTGCCGTCGGGGATGCTGAAGAACATCACCGATCACCTGGACCCGCTGGACTTCGCGCTGGAACAGTTCAACTGGCAGAACGAATACGGGCCGGTCCCGGTCTGGAACGGCCGGGACTACCAGTCCAACCTGGATCAGGCCGTCTCGGATCTGTGTGCGCGGCTGATCACGGTGGGCATCGAGGTGGGCCACCGCGTGGTCCCCATGGGCTACAGCGGTGGCGCGCACGTTCTCAGCCTGGCGCTGGAGCGGCTCGAGCGCGCGGGGACGCCCATCCCCATGCCCGCCATCGTCATGGTGAGCAACCCCAGCCGCCGGGCGGACGACCCGACGATGTTCCCCGGCATCCCCGGCCGGTACGGGATCACCGGCCAGCACGGCCGCTTTCCGATGGGCGCGGCCCTGATAGACGTCAGCAACCCCGCCGACGTCATCTGTTCGTGCCCGCCGCCGCCGCACCCGCTCCGGGGCTTCGCGGACATCTCCCGCCACTTCAGCCTGGCCGACCCGGTGCGCTGGGGCGTGGAGACGCTGGAGACGGCCAAGCGGGGCCAGTTCCAGAACGCCTGGCGGCTGTCATCGCTGCCGTCCTGGTGGGACGCCGTGGCCCTGGCGCGCGGCTACCTGTTCGACGGACAACATACGAACTGGTACGTGCCCAGGCTGGCGGCGGTGGCCGATCGGCTGAAAATGGAACTCTCGTAGTCGTCATCATGTAGTATTGGATGTCTGATCCGATGTCAGGAAGGAAGTCATGAACGCCCCATCCCCCAACATCGACCGGTCCGGCGTGCTGCTGGCCGATCGTGTGCCCTGGCTCTTCAAGGGAGCCACGGCCTACATCATCGACACGGCCCCCGACAGCCCCATGGCGCTGCCCGTGACCGTGGTGTCCATCGACGCGCGCGTGGTGCGCACGTCCAGCAGCCGGTGGCCGCGCTTCCTCCAGGCGCGCGCCCAGAACGCCCCGTACGGCTCCGACCACTGGGGCTACTCGCACTTCACCGAACTGGGCGTGGCCCTGGTCGGCCCGGACAACCCCCACGTTGCCCGCATCGAAGAGCACCGGGAGAAGGCGGAGACCTGGCGCGGCATCCAGCGCGGCTGGCAGCAGCTGACCGCCGCCCGCCGCCGCTCCCCCGCCGACATGCACACCGCCGCGCTGGCTCTGCGCGACGTGCTGAACACCTACCTGGAAGGCAGCAAGACCGAATGACGAACACCAAGGACACCATGCGCACCCGGCTGGAAGAAGCCGCCGGGAAGGCTGGCTTCACGCACAACTGGAGCGGCCGGACGAAGATCAGCAACTTCCGGCGCGACGGCTGGCGGCTGGCGGTCACCTGGGACGACCAGGAAGGCCCGGCCAGCCTGACGGCGTACATGCGCGACGGCAAGGCGGAGAGTCCCGCCGTGGACGCCATCCTGGCGGAGCAGCACCCCGGCGGCTCCAGCTGGCTGTACGACGTCGTGGCGCGCTTCTTCCACTACCAGACCGCCGCCGACCGGCTGGAGCTGCTTCAGGACGCCGCCGTACCGGCCAGTGACGGCCCGGTCACCTACCCGGCCATGACCGGCGGGGACCAGCCGCACCCGGACCGGGGGAACGCGCTCGAGCTGCTGGAGCAGGTGTCGGCCGAAGCCGTCCGGGAGGACGAACAGGCCCACATCATCGCGGTGGCCGAAGCCTCCAGCTGGCTGGTCCACGACTACCCCGTGGGGTCGGACTGGGATCGGGACTATCTGTCGAAGATGAACCTGGGCATGAAGGGCTTCTTCGACAAGGTGTACCGCTTCACCAGCGCGGACACCGCCGACGTGGTGTCCGTCTTCTTCCTCCGGCACCAGGTCTACGGCGCGCACCTGGACAGCCCCGGCCGCCAGGCGTTCCGTAGCCGGGGCGACAACCGGTCCCCGTGGATCACCGACACCGTGGCCCGCTGGCTGGTGAACCCCACCGACACGCTGGCCGACGGCCGGAGCAACCACGACATTCTGGCCGCCACGCTGACGCCGGTGGACCCGTTCACGCTCCCGGCCGACCAGGCCGACCAGATCCCCAACGGCGCGCCCTTCACGTTCCTGGGCACCGCCGCCGCTGCTCCCCTGGGGCCGATGGACCCGGTACCGATGACGGAGCTGGACGCCGCGCTGGCGTCCAACGTCCAGAAGCTCATCCGGGAGTCGTCGGAAGGGCTGCCCCAGCGCAAGCCGGGGGAGTTCTGGCCCACCGTGGAGCCGGAGGACAGCGACGCCGACAAGGCGGAGCACCGGGCGCGCCACCTGGCCGCCGACATGTTCACCAGCTACTGGGACGCCCGCGACGCCGACATGTTCGACGCCGACGACGTGACCCACCTTCTGGAGCTGCTGGCCATCGCGCGGAAGGCCGGGAGGTGACCACCGCCGTGGCAGATGCCCAGATCGGCCGGGGGGACCTGGTGCGGCTGGACAACGGCCAGACCACATGGAAGGTGATGGCCACCTGGTTGGACCGCAAGCGCCGGTACGCCAATCTGAAGAGCAGCGGCGGGGCCTGGCGCTGGAACGTGCGCGCCGACCGGCTGACCGTCGTGAACCGGAAGGGTGCCAGGTAGCCCGATGACGAAGGCCCCCGTGGATGACGCACCACGGGGGCCTTCCAGGCTCTTGCCCCATCCCAAGGACCGAACACCTACGCGAGAGGATACCCCCACATGTTGATAGAGCGCACCAGTCCACCCCCCGCATATCGTGGTGTGGTCATGGCCGACCGGGACGACCGGCGGATTTTCTTCGACCCGCGCGCCGTCGCGGAGTGGATGAACAGCCGCTTCGACAGCCCCGTTCTGGCGTGCGACATCGAGTCCGACGGCCTGGGAGCCGACGCCTACCGCATCAAGTGCGTGACGTTCTCCGATGGCCTCACCTCCGCCATCCTGGACCCGCGCGACCCGGAACAGGCCGACGTCATCCGCCAGGTGTGCGACGTGGCGGCGGGCGGCCTGGTCTTCCACAACAGCCCCTTTGACGTGCCGGTGATGGCCGCCAACGGGCTGCTGACGCCGGACCTGGCCATCCCGAAGATCCGGGATCTTCTGATCTACGCGCGACTGGCGCGGCCGTCCCAGATCGACGGCAAGTCCCTGGACGCGCTGGCGTCCGACGTCCTGGGCTTCGACGGCTCGAAGATCGGCGCGGCCATGAAGGCGGCAGGCTACCGCAACCAGCGCGACGGCTACGCGGGCCTGGACATCGACAGCTTCGTGTGGGCGTCCGGTGCGATGGCCGACGCGCGCGCCACCATGCTGCTGACGCCCACGATGGTGCGGGAGGCCCGGACCGTCATCGAGGCCGTACAGGATGGCCCCTGGAGCGACTGGGCGGCCCAGGACGTGGAAGCGCTGCTTCACCGCGAACAGACCGTGAACCAGGTCATGCTGGCCGCCGGGTGCCGGGGGATGGACTTCGACCGGGAGTACTACGACGCATGGACCGATGAGTTCGTGCCGACCATCGAGGCAGCCGCCGCCAAGCTCGAAGCCGAAGACCTCCCGCCGGGCGACGGCGCGAAGCTGGTGGAGCGGCTGGACTCCCTGGGCGCGCTGCCCGCGCGGTGGCCGCGCACCGGCAAGACCAAGCAGCTGGCCGCCCGCGCGGAGGACATCGAGAAACTGACCCACCCGCTGGCGTTGGCCCACCTGGACTACAAGCAGCGCGTGAAGGATCGGGGCTACCTGGAGAAGTGCGCCGCGCTGGCGGCCGTCACCGGCCGGGTGTACCTGGCGTGCGGCGTCCTGGGCGCGTCCACCACCGGCCGCATGAGCTACAGCACGCCCGAAGTCCACCAGTTCCCCGGCACCGCGCGCGGCTGTCTGCTGGCTGACAAGGCGGGGTTGACGTCCATCGACTGGGCGGCCATCGAACCGGCCACGATTGCCAATATCGCCGGTGAGCGCGCGATGCTGGAGGCGTACGAAGCGGGCCTGGACATCTACCTTCCGGCCATGGAGGCGGCGGAGGTCAGCCGCAAGGACGCCAAGGTGGTCTTGCTGGCGGGCATGTACGGCCAGGGCAAGGCTCTGCTGGCCTCGAAGCTCTCGCACGCGCGCGGGGTGGACATCACCCCGGACGAAGCCCTGGAAATCCAGGCCACGGTCATGGGCACGATGCCCGCCGTGAAAGGTGCGCTGGACATGATCAAGTGGCGCGGCACGAACCACGGCTTCGTGGTGACCGTGGCGGGCCGCCCGGTGCCGGTGCCGTTCTACCCGGCCGACGAGAACGGCCGGGGCGGCTACGCGGGCTACAAGGGCATGAACTACGTCGTCCAGGGCAGCGCGTACGACCAGCTGGCCGACACGATCGTTCGCGGCCACGCCGAAGGGCTGTCCGGCACGCTCCGCATCGCGATGCACGACGAACTTGTGGTGGACACCGACACGGCCGACGCCTGGCAGCGGCTCATGTCGGTGCCGTCGGCCGACTTCTGCCGCGCGGTGGAGCGCACGCCGGTGCTCCGCACCGACCGGGAGGACATGGGCGTCCGCTGGCTGAAGCCGGAGTAGACACGATGTCGCGTCTATGTCATGCTGGTGTCATGAAAGACACCATCCCCCAGAACCTCCCGGCGCTCTTCCTGACGCCGGAGGACGCCCGCGCGGCCTACCAGGTCGAACACGACCTGGTGAAGTACCCGGCCCGCGTGCGAGACCTGCTCACGCCGGAATTCCCCCAGGGCACGCGGGAGTATTCCGACTACTGGCACGCGCTCATGCCGGAGCTGGCGAAGCTCCGCGCGAACGCCCATCCCTACACCGATTGGTTGATCTGATGAATCAGGCCGTCTACGACTCGACAGCGGAACAGCTGTTCTGGGTCGTCACCATCGACCGGCGCACCGCCAAGGCCAGCAAGGAAGGCCCGCTGTACGCCCGCGATGCCCACGAAATCGCCATGCACGCCATGGCCGAAACCGAAACGGTCACCATCCTGGTGCCGTGCGCCGACGATGTGAAGCTGGAGGCCAGCGAATGAGCACCACGACCGTGGCCCCGGCGGCCACTTGCTCCGTCTGCCACCGTGGTGGCCTGTCGAAGCTGGAGAAGGCCGAAGGCGTGCATGAGTATTGCCGGAGCCTGAACCCCCGCTTCCGCCGCGCTGTGTACAGCTCCGGCCGCTCTTCGGTGGTCGGGTCATGATCGACCTGGACGCCGGGCTGGACTGGGTGGACCACGACCACATCCTGGAATTCAACATCCTGGAGGACGTGACCCTTCCGCCGAACTGGAGCGGCGGGAAGGCGTGGATTCCCCGCGTGGCCAAGGTGACCGTGCGCCAGCGGCCGGGCGACGCCGCGCACGTCACCAAGGTGGAGATGCTGGGCTACTGCGCGAAGAAGGACGGCACCGCCGGGCAGCAGCCGAACAGCAACTGGTGGCACACGAACAGCTACAGCGCCTATCCGGGCTGGCGCGACGACGTGCCGGAGTTCGTCCAGGCCGTCGGCGCGCACGCGCTGGAGATCGTGCGGAAGGCGTGGACGGCATGAGCGCGCACAAGTTCTACCAGCTCCGCTGTGATGTCGCCGGTTGCAAGGCCAGCAAGGTGGGCCAGGTCAACGAGACGCCCAGCCGGATGCGCCGGAAGAAGGACGGCTGGGCCGTGGTGAAGGTCAAGGGCGCGTACGACACCACGTACCCGTCCGATAGGTGCCCTGACCACGCCGGATAGGTTCGGTGTCAATGGGGTGTTGACTCTATGTCGTGGCTATGTCACTATTGGAGTCAACACCCCATCCCGCACAGAACGGACCACCACAATGGCACTCTTCAGCATCCAGACCGCCCCCGCCGCCCCGAAGAAGCGCGCCCGCCGGGTGTGCGAGAACCGGGAGTTCGCGGCCTTCGCCCGACGCATCATCCGCGCCTTCGGCCGACGCATTGCCGCCGGTGACGTGGAAGCCCTCCCGGAGCTGGTCCAGCTCCAGAAGGACATCGACGTGATCATGGGCGAAGCGGTCAAGGGCCTGAAGGCGGAGGGCTACAGCTGGGCGGAGATTGCCGCCCGCACCGGCACCACGCGCCAGGGCGCACAGCAGCGCTGGGCGAAGTACGTCAACGCCTGACCCCCAGGGGCCGGGGCTTCGGCTCCGGCCCCTACAGGTGTAGACACCATGTAGCTTTCATGTAATACTGATGTCGTTCATGAATCACTCGACCGAAAGGCACACCATGACCACCACCGGCCCCTTCCGCGAAGCCCTCGAAGCCGCCGCCGCCCAGGGTTACGTCACCCAGTCCCGAAGCCCGTTCGCCCGAGTCCAACGCCAGGCCGCCCCGAAGGGGCCGGTTGCCCGCCCGGCATCGGACCGCCAGCTGGCCTTCCTCCAGAAGCTCATCGGGGAGTCGGCGGAGCTGTACGCCGCCGCCGGGCGCGACATCGAGGCCGAAGCCGTCCGCCGGACCCTGGTCACCATGGGGCCGGAGCTGGCCGCCATGTCCTCCGCCGACGCCAGCGCGGCCATTGACCGGGCCATCAAGTCGAACAAGGGCCTTCGCTCCACGCTGGCCACCCTGGAGGACGACCGGCGCGCCAAGGCCGCCGAAGCCACCGCCGCGCTGGAGAACGGCGTCTACCGGCTCCCCGACGGCACCGTGGTGACCGTGCGCCACACCCGCCAGTCCCGCATCCAGGTGGGCTACGTCTGGGACGCCGACGCCAAGACCTTCGAGTACTCCGGCCGACGCATCCTCCGCCAGCTGAACGCCGGTATGCGGCTGTCCGTCGAAGAGTGCGCGGAGTTCGGCCAGGAAACGATCGTGTGCTGTGTGTGCATGACGCCCCTGGAGAACGAAGAGTCCCGGCGGCTGGGCATCGGCCCGGTGTGCCGCCGGAAGTACTGACCCATCCCACTGACCGGCCGGGGCTTCGGCCCCGGCCATGGAGGACATCACCATGGCAACGAAGCGAATCGACGCCGACCTGTTGGCGCACCTGAAGGACGCCGCCGACCAGATCATGGGCACCCGGCTGGAGCAGCTGGAGGCCGACAACCGCGCCCAGTTCGTGGACAACCAGGGCCACCGCGACGCGCTGGCGGACGACCTGCTGAACGACCTGGCCCGGCTGCTGGACCGCATCAACGATGTGGTGGACCTGGACGAAGACCTTCTGGCCTTCACCACGCGGGAGGTCTGACGATGGCGCGACGCAAGCAGAAGCGGCGGGACTTCGAGGTGGCCGAACAGCTGGGCTGGGTGAACGAAGGCCGCACGAAGAGCGGCCACTACCGCCTTCGACACCCGGTGTCGGGCCAGGTCTATATCGTCGCGGGCACCGGCGGCCGGGGCCGGGGGACGGCTAACGCCGTGTCCGCGCTCCGACGAATGACGCCCGCCTAGAATCGCTCTCACGCTCTCCCATCCCAGGAAAGGCCCCCCATGCTCGGCACTCACCCCGTCGAAATCGCTCTAGGCTCCACGTACGACCGCACCCGACTGAAGTCCGTTCTGGCCGCCATGTCCGACGCCGGGCTGGCGGCCTTCTTCTGCCGCACCGACGCCAAGGAACCGGCCCCGGACGAAGTGCTGGCCCCGGCCACGCTGAAGAAGCTCCGGGCCGCCGGGGAGAACCTGGGGGCCGGTATGGCCACCAATCACAAGGCGACACTGCATCGCTGGCTTGCCCGCTGGCAGGACACACACCCGGAGGACGTCCACCCGAATATCGGCGTCAACCCTGGCTTGTCACGGCTGCTCATCGTGGATGTGGACACCCCCGAAGAGCGCGCGGCGTTCCTCGAGCACTGGAGCACGGCCGAAGGCTGGGAGGACGACCCGGCCACGGAGTGGAGCGACGTCACGCCCACCGTGCTGACGCCGGGCGACCGGGACGCCCAGGGCAACTGGAACCACCACGGCGGCGGCCACTACTACTTCACCTTGCCGGACGGCTGGGAGGTGCCGGAGAACTCCCCCGGCGTCATCAAGATGCCCGGCGGCTGGGCCATCTACATGCGGGACTGCTACGTCCTGGTGCCGCCGTCGGTGCGACCCGAAGGCCCGTACGTGATGGCCGGGAAGGTGCGGGAGGCCCCGGAATGGCTGCTGGCCGCCGCGCGCTCGAAGGAACGGGAGCCCCGGCCCGAACCGCGTACCTTGGATGACGGTCCGGCCGGGGTAGATGCCATCACCCGGCCGGACCGCCCAGCTGAAGCCGTACGCGACAGCGGGGAGACGTCAAGTGTGCATGAGCACGACACCCCCGGTCAAGGGCATGATATCGACACCTGGGCGGCCGGTCTGGACTGGGACGACATCCTGTCCGAACGGGGCTACAGCCGGTATCGCGGGGACAAGTGCGGCCGGTCGTGCTTCATCTACACCGCGCCCGGCGTGCACGCCAGCCCGAAGTCGGCCACGGCGCACGGGCCGGACTGCACCATCTACGACCCCAGCCTGGGACATGGCCCGCTGCACTTCTGGACCGACAACGCGCCGGAGCCGTTCGACGGCAAGGGCACGTACACCATGCTCCAGTTCCTGGCCATGCACGACCACGGCGGGGACATCTCCGCGTGCCTGACCCACTACGGCATGGACTACGACCCGTCGGTGGACCTGAAGATCCTGGAGGGCCACGCCGGGGAGCCGGACGACGCCGAAGGCTTCGACGCGATCATTCGGCCCGCGCGGGAGTACATCGACGTGCCGCCGCCGGAACCGCTCATCGACGGCTTCCTGTTCCGGGAATCCCACATCATGCTGATCGGGGAGCCGTCGGCCGGGAAGTCGTTCGTGGCGCTGGACATGGCCGCCTGCATCGCGACCGGCATTCCGTGGAAGGGCCACGCCGTCCACCAGGGCACCGTGGTGTACGTCGTCGGTGAAGGCTTCCGGGGCTTCGTCCAGCGGCTCCACGCCTGGGCGACGAAGCACGACCGGCCCGACGTCTGGGACCGGCTCCACCTGGTGCGCGACCCGTACAGCGTGCCCGGTGAGAAGCACAGCCCGCGCGCGAAGCTCTGGTGGGACCAGTTCCTGGCGGAGCTGAACACCAACAACCCCGAACTGACCATCATGGACACGCTGGCGCGCGTGTCGGTCGGCCTGAAGGAAAACGACGCCAGCGACATGGCCCGCGTGGTGGAGATGTGCGGGAAGGTGATCACCGCGACGACGGGAGCCGTGGCCCTGGTCCACCACACCGCCCGGAGCACGAAGCACGCGCGCGGCTCCACGGCCCTGCTGGGCAGCGTGGACACCGAACTTCTGGTCATGCCGGACCCGGACGTCCACGGGGCCATCCAGCTGGTGACGACGAAGCAGAAGGACGCCGAACAGGCGGAGCCGGTGTTGCTCCAGATCCAGGCCGTCGGCGCGTCGGCCGTCATCGTGAACGCCACCCTGAAGACCCTGGAGGCCGACGACGGCACCGCCGACATCCGCGCGGCCGTCCTGGAGCACCTGGAGAACTCCAGCCGGACCCAGATCCGCCGGACCGACATCAAGCTGGCGCTGGCGACGAAGTACCGGGCCAGCTCCGTGGACCCGGTGCTGGACAAGCTGCTGGCCGAAGGCGTGCTGGAGAACCCCGACGGTTCGCGGGGCCGGAAGTTGACAACCAGTGTACGATTGGCTGACACGAGCAAGACAACCCCATCCCAAGGGAGTGACAGCGATGAAGACACAGAATCCGACACAGCGTGATATCGGCCCCGGTGACGTGCTGGGCTATCGCGCCAGCACCGTGGTGGTGATCGGCCCCGACGCCGACGGCTACCGGGTGCGCGGAGTCCGGCGCGGCCAGGTTGCCGCCAACACCTTCGTGGCCCAGGCCGAAGAGCTGGTGGCCTGACATGGGATTCAAGACGCTGGCCACGGCCTACCCCGCCTACGCGGGCGGCCGTGAGCTTCGGGATTACCAGAAACAGGCCGTCGGCGCGGTCCAGATGTCCTGGGCCACCGGCACGCTTCGGCCGTCGGTCGTCATGGCCACCGGGATGGGCAAGTCCACCGTGCTGGCGCGCCTGGCCGCCGACCACGTGGAGCAGCCGGACCGGGCCGTACGCGGCAAGGTGGAGCAGCGGGGCCGCCGGGTCCTGTTCCTGGCCCACCGCCAGGAATTGCTGGAGCAGCTGAAGGACAGCGTGCTGGCCGTCCGGCCCGGCACGTCGGTGGGCATCGTCCAGGCCGACCGGAACGAAGTCGATGCTGACGTGGTGATCGGCTCTATCCAGACGCTCTACAAGGAAGACCGGCGCGACCAGGTGAAGGACGTCGGCCTGGTGATCGTGGACGAATGCCACCACGCGGTCAGCCCGACGTACATGCAGACCCTGGCCCACTTCGGCGTCTTCTCCGACACCATCGCGGTGGGCGTCACGGCCACCATGGACCGGCTGGACCAGAAGAAGCTGGCCGACGTCTGGGAAGACGTGGTGTTCACGAAGGGCATCCAGTCCGGCATTGCCGACGGCCATCTGGTCCCGCCGCTGGGGAAGGCTGTCGTCATCGACTCCCTGGACCTCTCCGGCGTGAAGACCTCGAAGGGCGACTTCCAGGAAGGCCAGCTGGGCGAAGCCGTCCAGGACGCCGCCGTGGATATCGCGCGGGCCATCGCTGTGCACACGAAGGGCCGCACCCGGCGCATCGTCTTCGTGCCGACCGTGGCCGCCGCCGAAGACCTGGCCACGGAGCTGGAGGAATACGGCCTGGACATGCCCGTGGTGGTCGGCACCACGGACCGGTACACCCGGCATCACACCTACACCGAACTGGCGGCGGGCAACATCGACGGCATCGTGTCCGTGGGCGTGCTCACCGAAGGCTGGGATTGCCCGCCGGTGGACACCGTGGTGATGGCCCGGCCCACCCAGTCCGCCGCGCTGTACCAGCAGTGCGTTGGCCGGGGCCTTCGGCCGTCGCCGGACACCGGCAAGACGGACTGTCTGGTCCTGGACATCTGCGAAGCGAACCGGATTCACACGCTGCGCACCCTGGTGAAGCTGGTCCCCGACGCCGCGTACACGCGCGCGTCGGCCGATAGCGACACCCTGGCGGAGGACGTAGAAGAGCTGCTGGCGGAGCTGGACGCCATCGAAGACGCCGCCCCGGCCATCGAGCTGGAAGGCGTCCTGGTGGATCGGGACCTGTTCGGCGCGTCCACGGCGGTCTGGTTGCGCACCGACGGCGGGAAGCGCTTCCTTCCGGCCGGTGACTGGCTGGTGTTCCTCTGGCCGTGCGACCGTCAAGACGCCGTTGACACCCTGGACGACGAAGACGACGCCCGGTACCTGGTCGGCGTCATGTCGGCGGGCGGACGTGTCGTAGGCGGCTGGCACAGTACGGACGGACGCATGATCGAAGCCAAGGACTACGACGCCCTGGACGGCGTGGACCCGGCCGAACTCGAGCTGGACGCCGCGAAGCGGATTGCCGAAGACCTGGCGGAGGAACTGGGCGGTGCGCTGTCGCGCCGGTCGGCCAGCTGGCGCAAGGGCAAGGGCACGCCGTCGGACGCCCAGATCCGCTTCGCCAAGGGGCTGGGCATCCACAGCCCGGAGACGAAGACCAAGGCGCGGCTGTCCGACGACATCAGCCAGAAGCTGGCCAGCACCCGGTTGGACATGTAAGAAGATATGACGTAGCTTCGACACCGACACAACATCCACACCATTCATTCGATACAGGGAGAAGCACACATGACCGACGCACGGGCCGCACGGAAGGCCGAACTGGCCGCCGAAGTGGAGCGGCTGGAATCGAAGATCAGCACCAGGCAGGAACGCAACCGGCGCGACCGCACCGCCGCCGACCGGCTGAAGGCCGACATGAGGCGGCTGGAGCTGGCCCCGGAGCCGCCCGCCGAAGTGGACGTGGTGCGCTTCGTGAAGAAGTTCGGCGGCGGCCGGGCCTACCACTTCGCGGCCATCGCGTACCGGCTCCACGGGGAGAAGTGCCCCCATCGTCGCTGGAGCGTCACCGGCAAGGCCGGGCTGACCGGCGTCACCTGGGACCGCGTGGCCGCGCTCATCGCGGAGGACGAAGCCGCCCCGGTGAAGGTCCAGTGGCTCCAGAACTCCATCGTCCAGCCCTTTGCGGAACTGGGCTTCACGATGTCGGGCCGGGCGCGCGCGGAGGAAGCGGCCGTGGCGTTCGCGGCCAAGCACGACGGCCAGCCGTACGTGTACGGGCCGCTGTGATGGCAGGCAAGGCCAACCGGGACGAATCGGTGATGGTGGACGGCGTGGAGTACATCGGCCTTCGGGCCGACACGCTTCACGGCGGTCACATCGGGTCGGCCATCCGCTTCCACTGGCTGTTCCCCAGCTCCGGCGTGAAGGCCACGGTGGAAGGCGAACTTCGCCAGGTCTACCACACCAGCGGGGACACGGTGCTTCACCTGACCAGCGCGACCAGCGACACGGCCGACCTGACCGAATTCGTTCTGGTCCCCAGTGACGCCGTGCTGGTGCCGTGGGAGGTGGCATAGCCGTGGCCGCCGAACTCACCGGCGCGACGCTGGGCAAGGGCCTGGGGATGCTGGCCCAGGCCGTCATCCAGGTGGCCCAGCAGATCCGCACCGCCAACCAGCTGACCGCGCTCCGTATGCGGGCCACCGACATGGGAGCCGCCGCCACGGGGAACGCCGACTTCCGGCGCATCGAAGCGGAGCTGTTCACCGACAAGGAAGGCCAGGCCCGTGACTGACCTCTACGACATCCCCATGCCGGAGCTTCCCCGGCTGGAACCGGCGCGCAACCGCTGGGGCCAGTACATGCTGAACGCGCCGGACAGCGGGAAGAAGCGCGCGTACGTCCGCGTATCCACGCTGAAGGAACAGATGCAGCAGACCTACGGCCTGGACAAGTGGAAGATGCGCACCGTGGCCCAGGGCCTGGCCTACGAAGCCCAGGCGACCGACGAACAGATGGGCGGCCGGGCGCGCATCCTGGACCGGCTGGTGGCGCTGGTCGGCCAGGAAGGCGAACTGGAGGAACGCGACTTCAACGCCGCCCTGGCGAAGCTGGCGGAAGAAGCCTTCGTGGTCGGCGGCGGCACCTACGCCGCCCAGGTCGGTACGGCCTTCCACGCCTGGGCCGAATGGGGAGACCTGGGCCTGGGCACCGCCGACGACATGCCGGACATGTTCGCCCCCTGGTATCGCGCCTACCGCGCGGAGCTGGCGGCGTACGGGATCACCATCCTGGTGGAGTACATCGAACGGGTGGTGGTGAACGTCGCCTACGACGTGGCCGGGACGCTGGACCGCGTGTTCCAGCTCCACGACGGCACCCTGGTGCTGGGCGACGTGAAGTCCGGCAAGGACATTCGGATGGGCTGGCTGGAGATTGCCCAGCAGCTGGCCGCCTACCAGACCGCCGAATACATGCTGGACGACTCCGACGAATGGGTGGAGCCGCCGAACGTGCGGACCGACTTCGCGCTGGTGGCCCACGTGCCGATCCTGGCGGAGCCGTACGTACCGACGGCCAGCCTGGTGCCGTTCGACCTGGCGAAGGGCCGTAGCGCCCTGACGCACAGCGCGGGCGTCTACGAATGGCGGAAGGACCGGGAGCCGGGGGACTTCGAGATTCCCAGCCCCGGCGCGGAGCTGGTAGCGCTCATCAATGCCGCCGGGTCCGCTGAAGAGCTTGGCGCGCTGTACGAACAGCACGCCCAGGTGTGGACGGACAGCCACACGATGCTGGGTAACCGGCGTCTGTCCAAGATCAACAAGTAACCACTACATCCATCACACAAGGACAGGACACCATCATGCCTAACCCGTTCAGCAAGGCCGCCGACACCTCCACCGACCAGCCCAACCACGCGGACCGCCGGGCCGCCGCTGCCGCCGCCAAGGCGGGCAGTGTGGACCGTCGCGCGGGCCGTGGCGGCATGGACCTGGGGAAGGCCCCCAGTTCCTTCGTCAGCGTCACCGACTACGCCGGGGAGCTGCTGGCGGTCTACCCCACGGAGTACGTGGAAGCCGCCTTCAAGTCGCCCACCACCGGGGAGTGGATTCCCGCCGTCATGGTGGACTTCCTGGTCTGCACCGGCGACGACGAAGGCGTGGAGCACACCGACAGCCAGGTGTCGGGCGCGGTCCTGGTCGGCTCCCTGAAGCGCAAGATTGGCCAGGCCGTCATCCTGAAGATCGGCCAGGGCGAAGCGAAGCAGAAGGGCTTCAGCAAGCCGTGGATTGTCCTGGACACCACGGAGGAAGAAGACGCCCAGGTGAAGAAGGTCGTGGCGGCCACCTACGGCGGCTAGTCCACTGACGACGGGGCCGGACACCGATATGGCGATATGGTGTCCGGCCTTTGTCATGTCGGTGTACACTCTGTGTATGGCATCGCATCGTTACACCCCCGTCCCGAACCACCACTACCCCGTGTCCCGCGCGGCCCAGGTCGTGCTGGCGCTGACCGTCCTGTTCGTCGTGGCCGTGGCCATCGAATACTGGTACGTCTCGCTCCCGGCCCTGATGGTCGGTACCTACCTGATCCACCGCCAGCGGGAGCGCGCCCGCGCGGAAGCCTGGGAAGCCCGGCTGGCCGCCATGGCCGACGCCCAGCACCAGGCGTACATCCAGGGCCACCCGTACGGCACGCACGGCGGCTACGTCACGCCGGACCAGTGGGCCGCCCAGCACTCCCGCCGGGCATGAAGGACCGCGTGCTGGACGCCATCGGTTCGGTGCTCCAGGCCGCCGTCAGGGCGGCGGTGCGGTACCGGGCCGGTGCTCCGCCCAGTCGGCGGCGTAGGCCGCGTAGGCGGCCAGACGGCGCGTCTCCTGCTGGAGCCGGTACACGATCATGACCATGTTCAGCACGGTCAGCGACGCGCCCAGCATCATCACGTTGCGGACGTCGAAGCGGCCGGGGTAGTTCGGCCCGAAGACCAGCGTCAGGGACACCGTGACGCCGACCAGCAGACACGCGCACATCATGTACATCAGGGCGCGGCCCATCTCGGTAGACCGCCAAGGGGACCGCGCCGCGTACAGCGCGATGAAGACGGCCACCAGGCCGGTGAAGGCCAGGAAGAAGGCGTTCCCCGGTAGGCGTTCGTCATCCTCCAGCAGCGCCCAGGACGCCGCCAGCGCGCCGACCAGCAGCACGACAGCCCGGTTCATTGCTGCCCCCGTAGCCGGGCCTGACGGCCCATTACCGCTTCGGTCAGCATGTCCCCTAGTCCGTTCCTCTCCAGCGCGCCGTTGATCGTGTTCGCGGTCTGGTCCACTATCGGCCGGAGCGCGCGGGCGGCATCGAGTTGTGCCGCCGCGCGGTCCGCTTCGCGGCGTTCCCTGGTGACGTCAGCCGACGGCCGCACCACTTCACGTAGCCAGCGGAGCATCGGCGTTACCTCCGTGAGAGTTGCCCGACTGCACAGAGCCCAGCAGAGCGGCGGACAGCCGCGCGGCCGGTAGTAGCTCCCGCATCTGCTCCGCCTGTTCCGTTGTCAGTGCCTCCAGGAATGCGTTCCGCCGATCCTTTTCGGCGGTCATGGCGTCCACGGTAGAGCGTGGCACAAGTCGGCCCGTCATGACTGCCCAGGTGATGAGCAGACATAGACCTACTACCCCGATGCCCTGAAGGGGAATCTGGGTCAGCAAGTCAGCCCAGCCTGTCGGTGGGTCCGGGGGAGATTGCGCCATCAATACGGCCGTCGCCTGCATCGTCTATCACCGCCGCATTCCGGGTAAGGAAGACGCCGACGGCGGTCACGAAGCCGATACCCGCTGTGACCCACCTGGAAGCGTCTTCGGGGATGTACTCCGCGAATTCCGTCAACGCTTCGTTGGCAATGATGGCCCCGAAGCCTGTCCAGGCAACGATAGCCTTGCGGACCTGGGGAACTGTGTACCGCATGATCGTTTTCCCTTCGCGTCAGTGCGCCGGGCCGGGAACGATTTCGTCCGGCCCGTCCATGGGCACCAGACCCATGGTCCCGTCGGCGGACCAGAAGATCCGGCCGCCCTCGAATTCCTGGTACGCGCCACCCTGAAGCGGCACTTCGTTGGACTTCGGCCAGCCCCAGCGGGAGCGCTCGAAGCCCGCGCGCTTCCAGGTCTCACCGATCGCGCCGCGCACGTAGAAGCCGGGCTGGCCGTACTTCCGGTAGATAACGCCGCCCTCGAATGCCTGGACGTCGCCCACCTTCTCTTCGCCCTCCACCGGAAGCACGGTGTGGAAGGCCACCGGGTAGCCCAGGGGACCACGTTCGTACCCCAGGTCGGCCCAGGTCTGGAAGATGTTCAGCGGGATGGGCCGCGCGCCGGTGGTCGGCGTCCAGTAGATATAGCCGCTCTCGAATTCGGCCCAGCGGCCCCGGCCGTCGGGCGTCACGTTCTCGCCCTTGGTCTTGCGGGTGCCCAGCCACGGCGCGGCCTTGGCCATCTGGTCGATCATGTTCACCACCACCGGGATGTTCTGGCCGCTGGCGTGCCGCGCCACGTGGCCCATGAAGATGTCCCACGGGAAGTTCGGCCCGACGTCGGTGTGATCCCCGATGCCCAGGCCCACGGTGATGCCACGGTGATCGGTGGCCCCGGAGCGGCCCCGGCTCACGTCGGCGTAGTCGATGACGACGGGGGCCAGCGGGTTGTACTTGGCGGCGTCCTGGACGAACAGCCGGGCGAATTCGTCCATGGTCTTGCTGAACTTGTTCACCCATTCCGCGCGGGACTGGCTGGCCCGGCTGCCCGCGAAACAGGCATTGATGGTGTACGGATTGGCGTCCAGGACCGACCAGCTGGCGCGATCGGTGTCCACCACGTCCACGATGGTGTCGGAAGCGTCGTCGCCGGTGTAGTGGTAGCTGACGCCGCTGTTCGGATTCTGGAGGTAGCGGGCCAGGCTCTCCGCCGTGCCGTTGCCTTCCTGGGTGTGCAGGACGAAGAGCCGGACGGCGGAGCCGTACCGGCCGGAGCTGTTGACGCCCCCGGCTGTCCAATCGAGTTCGCGCATGGGATGGGCCTTCCTCTAGGTGTCCGCGTGCTGTTCCGATTCTGTCACGGTTTCGTCAGGCTCCACGTACACCTTGGCCGGGGCTGGCTCGAGCACGCCCACGAACATGGTCCCGATGCCGACGGCGGACCCGTCAGCCAGCACTTCGACCACGGCCAGGTTGTTGCCGTCGTTGATCAGCTCCAGGCCGAAGGTCCGGCCGCCGACGTTGATCTGTTCCATTTACAGGTCCTCCGCTCTGAAGTAGTCCCAGCCGCCGCCGTTGCTGAACAGCTGGCGTTCGTTGCCCAGGCCGGTGTAGCGCCAGGACTCCCCGATGGGGATCACTCCCCCGGCGTCGTTGTAGCTGAACAGGTCCGTCCACACCCCGGCCACGCGCCGCTGGGCGGTGTACAGGAAGCCTTCGGCCTTCAGCCGGAGTTCGTCCCCGCTGTTCACGGTGATGGACTGGGACGCCAGCGCGGTGAACGTCTCGCCGGAGCCGGTCACCCGGTCGATGATGACGGACCCGGACAGCACGGTCAGGGCCACGCCCTGGGTCAGCTCTGGGTTGTGCCGGAGGTAGAGCCGCGCCACGCGCCCGGATGGGTTGCGTATCTGCCCGCTCACGGCGTGGTTGTCGTAGTTCAGCGACTGGCCGTAGATGTAGCGGCGGATGCCGTCGGTGGTGCCGTTGACGACGAAGACGCCCGACGACACGGTGGCCGACTGGGCGGACTTCTGGACGATGATCAGCGGGATGGTGCCGCTGTCGAAGGTCTCGTAGAAGACCAGCTTCAGCGGGGTGGTGGGCGTGAGGCTCTGGCCCAGGGATAGGTAGGGCAGGCTGCTGGCGTTCGGGAAGACCATACTGGCGGCGGGGATGACGGTCCCCGCGCTGAAGATGCCGGAGCTGGAGAAGGTGGCCTTCTGCTGGGGCGGGTACAGCGTGTTCGCGCGGGGGATGTCGGCCATGCGGATGCCGAACAGCGGCCGGACGTTCCCGGCACCGCGCTGGTGGATGCCCACAAACGCGCTGTTGCCCATGGTGTAGACGATGGCCGACGGCAACTCATAGGACCGCTCGAAGCGGGATGTGGTGATCAGCGGCGTCTGGTTCGGCGACACGTGGACAATCTCGATATCGCCATCGGACTGCACTCGAGCCACGACCACGTACAGTTCGCACGGGCTGGTGACGGCATCCACGATGTAGGTCACGACGGCCCGGCCGCCGTCGTACAACATGCGGATGAAGCCGCCTTCCAGGCTGTTCACCGACGGGGTGTAGACGGGCCGGATGGTCTGGCTGGGGACGTTCAGGGAGCCATTCGAGTGGCTGTGTGAGGACGTGCCGGAACCGGCCGTGGCCGACCCGGTGGAGCCCTGTACGTCGATGCCGGGAATCACGATGTCCTGGAGCAGCGCGCGCGGGAACGTCGCTTCCTCCGTCTTGTTCATCGACTCCCAGTACTGCCGGATGGCGCGGCCGTCGATGAGCCCCTGGACCGACGTATTGATGCCGCCCAGTTGACCGTTCAGGCTGTCGATGTTCTGGCCGAAGCCGTCCAGGTCGTCGTAGATATCGCCGATGTCCTCCGTGATTCCGCCGGTGGCGTCCACCACGTCTTGCTTGCTGGCCAGCGCGCCGAAGGCGGCAATCATGTTGCCGGACTGACCGGCAAGGGGCGCGGTCATTCGGTGGTCACCTCCGGGTCCAGGGGCGGCGGGGCCACCGACTCCGGCCCGTCTGCCGCTGCTTCCACGCTGATGGGTGCGGGGCCGAAGTCCTCCAGCTGGCTGAAGCCTGCCAACTGGCTGTTGACGTCCGGCGGCACTTCGACCAATCCCAGGGCTTCCAGCTGGGGGTCGGGTCCTTCGATCGGCTCACCGAAGCCCCCGGCCATCAGACGGCCCCGGCCGACGGCACCAGCCAGGTGACCAGCTGGGCGCGGTCGGCGCGCACGGCCCAGCTCTGGCCGGTGCCCTGGATCTTCACGGCGTTGATGTACAGCGTGCGGTCGGCGGCGGCGGCCGGTTGCGCGATGATGCCCGGCCCGGTCAGCGGGGTGGTCTGCTCTTCGTAGCAAGTCGAGATTTCCACCGGCTGCCAGAACGCGCCCAGCGCACCGCGCCCGTAGCCCACCAGGGTGCCCGTGGTGGACCCCACCCGGACTTCGATGTCCACGCGCGTGGTCGTGCCGCCGAAGACCTCCACACAGCCCTGGAGCAAGTGCCGGTAGTTGAAGCCCTGGGCGGGCAGCTCCAGCGACGCGATAGGCACGCGGATGATGCTGTCCGACTGGCCGATGTTGGCCGGGGTGAACGACGTCGGCGGGAGCGTGAACGGCCCCAGCATCCGCGCCAGGGCGGCGGGCACCAGCTTGCCCGTGGCCGGGTCGGCCGTGGCGAAGTCCCCGGCGTCCGGCGGCTCCGTCCAGGACGACAGGCTGATAGTGGTGGCACCGGCCGGACCCTGTTCCCCGGCCACCTGTTCCAGGCTGAACGCCAGGGTGAAGCCGTCGGTGGGGTTGCCGGTGACGCCAACCGTGGACGGGGTGCCGGGCGGGACGGCGGTCACGGTGGCTTCGATGTCGGGGGCCGGGCCGGGCGCGCTCATCAACACGTTGGGGTAGCCCTGCCAGGTGGTGCCGTTCCAGAGGTACAGGGACTTCGCGGTGGAGTCGCCCACGAAGAACGCCTTCTGGCGGTCGGTGGCGTTGTCGGCCAGCGGCTGGGCGGCCTGGAGTTCGGCGAAGGTGGCGTACACCTGGGGCTGGAGCTTCCACGGGAGGGCGTTCACACCGGCCGCGCCGGTCTCTCCCTTCAGGACCGGAATCCACATCGAGCCGTCCCCCATGGTCCCCTGAAGGACCACCTGGTGGAACTGCTGTCCGTCCTGGACCACGATCCCCTGAAAATGCAGCATCATCGGGTACGCGCCCAGATCCACCACTGTGTCCGCCATGCTCATGCACCCTTCGATGTCGCGCCGATGTCATCCGCCAGTGTATCGTCCGGGGCTATGACGCAACGGAACAAGCCACGCCGGGAGCCGCTGGCGTGCACCCATCCCAGCAAGTGCGATAAGCCCAGGTACGCCCGGAAGCTCTGCCAGGAACACTATCTGGCCGCGCCGGTGATCGAAGACCCCAACACCGCCGCCGCCTCCAGGGTCCGCCACCACGCCAAGCTGATGGCGGATCAGCTTCAGTACATCGACTTCACGGCGGAGCGGTCCGGCCAGCGCATCGTCCTGACGATGCCCAACGCCGAAGACATCGGCCTGTTTCTGTCCCAGATGGGCTGGCGGCTCCACGCCGACGAAGCGGTCATGAAGCGGTCCACCGACGCCGACGGCCAGCCGGTCTGGGTGCCCACCGACGCGCCGGACGTGGAGCGGCGGGAATTCCCGATCCCCGACCTGGAGGGCCGGGACATCCCCGTGGAGGCCCTGGACGCGCTGGAAGCGGCGGTGGCCCGCGCGCGCGCCCGTGCCAAGGATCTGGGTGTGGACCTCTCCGGGACGCCGGACAATGCCGGGTGATCGCGGGCACGGCGTCGGCCGGGGGACGACGAACCGGAACCAGCGCGGTGGCTCCGCTTCGCGCCGCGCGCGCAAGGTCTGGCTGCTGGCCACCTTCGGCAACGGCACCGTGGCGGCGTGCGCGGAGTGCCTGACCCTGGTGGACTTCTGGTCCATCTCCGTGGACCGCTACCCGGTGCCGGGCTGTGAGGGCGGCCGGTACGTCCAGGGCAACATCCGGCCCATGTGCGTGCCGTGCAACTCCAGCACCGGCGGCAAGCTGGGCAATACCCGCCGTGACCTGGGGAAATCAAAGTCGTTAGTTTCGCTAAGCAACGGGTGACCCAGATCGTTAGCTTCGGTCAGTAACGGGATACCATCAGGCAGCACAAAGCCCCCAGGGTGCAGGCCCTGGGGGCTTCGTCATCTCCCGACCGGAGAGGATGGCCGGGGTGGTTCGCCCCCGGCCAACCGGTCAGCCTACAGCGTCCGCGTGCGGAACTTGTCCTTCGGGAACAGGCCCTGGAGCTTGGCCAGAATTCGGTCCGCCGCTGCGTCGTGCGCGTCGCCTTCGGCGTAGAAGAAGCCTTCCCGGTAGATGGCTCCGGGGACCAGCTTCCACGCGCCCCAGCCCTTGTCCTGAACGTCGATCGCGATGTCTGCCATTGTCTTGCCTTCCGTCGTGCTTGCGGTGTGCCACTAGCGTAACACACCATGTCGCTACCCGTGTCACGAAATCTATAAAGAATTCTGCCAACTTCGTGTTGACACCGTGTCGCGCCGTATGTCATGCTTGTGTCACAAGCAAGGCACACCAACCGGAAGGCGAGACAATGACCACCAGCACCCACACCACCTTCGTCACCATCACCACCGACGGCGCGACCCACACCCGGAGCAGCAAGACCCGCGACTACGTGGCCGCCCTCCAGGTCACCAACAGCCGGGACGTGATTTTCCCCTACTCCTGGCACATGACCCGCGAAGCCGCCCTGAAGGCCATCACCGGAGAGTCCGCCCGCTACGGCTTCCGCAACCCCCGCGTGCTGGACGTGGTGGCCTACCCGTACAGCTCCCCCGAAGCCAAGGCCGCGCGGGCCACGGAGAAGGCCGAACTGAAGGCCCGAACCGGCAAGTAGCCCGACAAGCCGAAAGGCCCCCACCCGGAAGGGTGGGGGCCTTTTGTCACTGTGACGAAACGGCGGTCCAGGTCGTTACTGACCGGTGCTAACGATTTCGGTTGACCTGGGAAAATGCGACAGCCCCAGCCGGGGGGATGGCTGGGGCTGCTGGCCGCACGACGGACCGGTGTCCAGAGTAGTGGACTACCCGGATCAGCCGAAGGGGGTCACGTCGCCGGAGTCGTCGGCGGGAGCTTCCTCCGCCGTCTCGTCCTCCGGCTCCCCGGCCTCGATGTTGACGGCCGCCACGTCGGCGGGCACCACGTCGATGGCCAGCGTGCCGGTCAACTCCGTGCCGTCGGCCTTGGTCACGGTCGCGGTGACGACGGTCGAACCGGGCGCGCCGCTCACGACGTACACGGACTTCGGGTCGTCGGAGATGTCGCGGATGGTGGCCACCGCGTCGTCCTCCACGGTGAAGACCACGGGAACATCGACGTCGTAACCGGCGGCGTCCTCCGGGTCGGCGGTCAGCTTCAGCATCTGGCCGGTGTTCATGGCTGCCATGGTGTCGTCCTCCAGTGTCGGATGGGTGGGGATGTGGGTTGCCGTCGGCGTCATGGCCTGTTCGTCCATGGGCCGACTCACGCGCACGCGCACGTGATCGGGTGTGCCCCCGGCCCGGAGCCAGCCCAGGAACAGGTCCGCCGTGTTCAGCACGGCGTACGGCACCGCGCTGCCCGGAATCCACCAGGGCGGCGGACCACTGTCCATGTGGAGCTGGACAGCCTGTTCCAGAGCCGTGGCCCGGAGGTCTTCGGATGGGAGGGTCACGCCCGCCATCCTACGGCGGCGGGCCGACACCACCTAGGTGGCGGATAGGAAGTTGTTCATGACGATGCCGTACAGGTTCGTCAGCTTCCGGCCGACCACCGCCAGCGGGTTTTCGTTGGCGTTCGGGTCGCCCACCTTCAGGTCCACGGTCATGCGGCCGTCCCGGCTGTCGGTGACGGTCGCGCCCTCCAGGTATTGGGTGTAGTACTTCCCATCGACCAGGAAGCGCATCGGGTCGCCAATGCGCATGTTCCGGCCGAACTTGTACGGGAAGCCGTCCTTGATGGTGACCTCATACGCGCGGTAGCCGCGCGTGTCCCAGATCGAACTGATGGCCGTCTGGAGGCCCGACAGCGAGAGGGCTACCTCTCCGCCGGGCGCGAAGTATTCCGGTAGCGCGTACGGCCCCAGCTGGTACGCCCGCGTGGCGTGGCGGTACCTGATGAAGGCCAGGAACACGTCGTCCAGGATGCCTTCGAGGATGGTCGGCGCGATGCCGGACAGACCGGCCAGCGCCAGCGCGGCGGATATGGCCGCCTCGATGAGCAGATTCACGCCCTTGTTCAGCCACGCCGGGGACCGGCCGCCCACGATGACGTCACGCGCCACCGGGTGGTAGCTGGACAGGCGCGACTTCACCACCTGGGGGTCGTCGTCCTCGATGGTGATCCAGGGGTCCTTCGCGTCGATGCCGAAGAAGCCCTGTACCTGGTACTTGTTCGACGGCGTGCGCGTCGTCGCCTCCACCACCTGGGTAAATCCGTCGTCCAGGAACTTGGCCACGCCGTAGACCAGGCCGTCCAGGAACGTGCCGGTCGGGCCGGTCACGCCGGTGTTGTCCACCACGTCCATGACGATGGTCGGCCGGGTCACGGTCATGCCGCCGGGGCCGACCTCTCCGGGGAACAGGACGACGGCCGTCATGTTCAGACCTTCGTCCTTCAGGATCTGGTCAAACAGCTGGTCCATCGGGACCATGCGCGCGCTGAACGCCGTCCACCGGCTGGTGTCGGTGAAGGGGTTCACCCCGGCCACGGCCACCGGGAAGTTGGCGGCGGGGTTGATCCCCTTCGTCCAGTTGCCCAGGTCCCAGGGGTTGTTCTGGGCGTCGGTGTCCATGTCGCGCCACTGGGAGACGGAGCCGATGCCGCCGACGGACGCGACGGCCGACACCACGTCCAGCAGCGGGGAGAGGTCCCACAGCGGGATCTGGAGCCGCATCAGGTTCAGCAACAGCGTGGTCTTGATGCAGGTAATGGCAGGCCCCACCATGATGAAATTCCGGGGGAACTGGATAGCCAGGGGAGCCAGCGGCGACGGCCACGCCAGAATCCGCTGGTAGAAAGCCCAGTCGCTGATCAGCTGGACTTCGTACGTGATGTCGCCGTTTTCGTCGCGCACCCGGTGGCATTCGTCCACCCGGCCCGACCACCGCTCCCCTTCGACGTGGGTCACCATGGGGATGGTGGCCACGTCGCAATGGAGCAGCTGGGGGCCAAGCGGGTGCGACTGGTCCAGCACGATGGTGGCACCGGACACCTTGTTCCGGTTGAAGTCCACCGTGCTGCTGATGTAGTCCGCGATGACGCCGACCTGGGAGTATCGGCCGTCGTACACGTCCCACTCGAAGAGCGCTTCGAGCCGTTCGATTTCCTCGAGCCGGTCCAGCTGCTCGAAGGCTTCCAGGTACTGTTCCGGGCTGTCCAGCATCCAGTCGGACGGGTCGCCCGTGAGCTGTTCCGGCGTCAGCGTGATGGGCATGTCACCACAGCCTTCCGTACTTCGGGCGGATCACGGACAGGATGGCCGACGTGCCGACGCCCGCCGTCACCTCCACGCGGATGGTCTTCGAGCTACGCGGCGGGACGGACAGCCGGAGCCGCCGCCCGGCCATCTGGCCCCAGAGGTTGATCCCCATGGCGTTGGTGACGCCCGGCCGGAGCCGGTCCGTCTGTACGCGGATGGCGTCACCGGTGGCCACCGGCGGGAACGGCACCATGGACCCGTCGTCGCCCTGGATGCTCCAGCGGCCGGGGCCGGTGCCGATGATTTCGGGGTACGCGGTGAACTCTCCGGGGTTGTTCAGGATCAGGCGGCCGGTGCCCTGAAGGGTCTTGTTCTGCCAGCGCGCGCGTTCCTGCGCACCCAGGACGAAGGGGTCTTCCGCCATCCAGTAGAAATCCGAGTAGTCCCGCGCGCGCGTGAACGATGCGTCCTTGACCTGGGCCGGGTCGCCTACGTCCTCCCCCAGCCGCACGCGCGCGATGCGCAAGCCGGACAGCATGGTGGACACCATCAGGTAGCCCTGGCTGGTGATGGACTGGTGATTCCACCAGTCCTCATTCCGCACATAGAAGCCCGCCGGGGTGTTGGCCGCAATGCTGATCTTGGTGTGGATCTCCCGCCGCTTCACCACGTAGCCGGTGAAGCGCTCCACGCCCTGGGCCGTGCCCTGGGTCAGCACCGTGGTGGCCAGCTGGCCGAAGCCGGACACCCCGGTGGCCAGGTGCCCGCCCGCTCCGGCACCGCGCCCGGACAGCACGAAGTCCTTGCCCAGGTGGGACCGGAAGATCACGTACGCCACGTCGTCCAGCGGGTGCCGGATCTGGCCCTGGCGGTAGTGGGCGTTCGCCCAGTCCATGGTCGTCATCGTCCGCCCGCCGTTCCTCCGAGCACGGAGCGCATTCCGCGCCGTGCGTCCCGATTGATGGACGTCTGGGCGTCCTCCCAGCTGTTGGTCCGAACATCACCGAAGCGCATGTTCACCGTGGTGCCGCTGCCCCCGGCGGCGTCGTCGTACCCCGCGATGGCCGCCCGGCCGCGCAAGCTGTCGGCCACCGTGGACATGAACGGAAGCATGTCGTGGAAGTCCTGGGTCATGGACGGGGACAGCACTTCTTCCGGCTTCGTCGTCCACTTGCCGAACAGGCCCATGCCGTTGATCGTGCCGCCGTTGTCGTACCCGGTCCCCTTGCCCCAGTACTGGGTGAGGTCCAGGCCGTACCGGTCCTTGTAGTAGCGAAGGGCGGCGTTCATGTTGGACCAGCCGTTCCGGCGGTCGTCCACCAGCTCCGGGTCACGGTAGGCCGCGTAGGTGTTGGGGATGATCTGGAGCAGCCCGACGCCTTCGTTCCCGCCGCTGTTCACGTCCTGGACCTGCTGGACGATGAGCGGGTCACCGCCGGATTCCGATTCGATCTGACGGACCATCGCGTCCACCTGGGCCGGGTCGTCGGCGTCGAAGCCCTGGCGCTTCATGGCGGCAATGGCCATGTCCCGCCAGCGCGCGGCCCCGGCTCCCTCGATGTTCGCCAGTTCCTTGGCGGCGGCCACGTTCCCGGACAGCGCTTCGCGCACGATCGGGAGGTAATAGCGGTTCTCGAACTGGTCGGACGAAGCGTTCAGCGCCTTGCCGCCGACCAGCACACCGTTGGCCCCGGACTCCACGGAGTTGCCCGCCAGCGTCCCGGCCATGTGGGAGTACTGCCCGCCGCCGCCGTTGTGCACGCCGATGCTGAAGCCGTCGCTTCCGCCCAGCCCGCGCACGAAGCCCAAGCTGGAGCTGGTGAAGTCGGCTTCCGTGGTGAACCACCGGGTGTAGGGGTCCAGCCCGCGAATGGTCGCGTAGATGCCGCTCATGAAGCCGGAGCAATCCCAGGACGGATTCCCTACGCCGCCGTACTGGTACGCCTTCCCGCTCTCCCCCTGGGCGAAGCTCAGTGCCGACTGGACGGCCGCGCCGATGTCGGAGCCTATCGACCCTGGCCCCTCCAGATCCGACAGCCCGCCTGTCAACCCACTGTTGTCACTGCCGCCCATGGTGCTGGTGCCGTAGTCGGGCGGGGTGGACGCGCCCCCGTCGGGGTTGCCCAGGCCCAGCACGGACCGCGCGGCGTCCTCCATGCCGGGGATTTCCCCGCCGTTGATCAGCGCGTCCGCCCAGCCCTTGATGTTGGACACGGCGTCCTTGTAGCTGGTGATGCCCTGGGTGACCTGTTCACCGATGCGCGCGCCGGTGACCTCATCCAGCGGCGGCTTGTAGCCGATGGACTCCAGGAACTTGAACCAGTCGGCCTTCTTCGTGTCCACCTTGCCGCCGCCGATGGAGCCGCCGTCGGCGAACCTGGGCAGCCGGTTGGAGTTGATGGCCTCCACCACGCCGCCCCAGGGACCGCGCATCGCGCGCGCGTTCACCACGAATTCGTCGTTCGACCCCAGGAACACCCCACGGTCGGCGCGCGGGCCGCCCGGCGCGGAGAGCTGCCCGGCCGCCCGGCCGCCCCAGACCAGGCCGCCGCCGTCGGCGCGCGCGGGCACGGGGCCACCGTTGGCCAGGCCGGGCAGGATGCGCGCGACGATGCCGCCGCCGGGCACCAGGCTGTTCAGCTTGTCCTTGAACCAGGACGTCAGGCTGGACCAGGCTTCGGAGATACCGGCCTTCAGGCCGTCGATGATGGCGCGTCCGGCGTTCTTCAGCCAGGTGCCCGCACCGGCGAAGGCGTTTCCGATCTTGCCCGGAATTTCCTGGATGGTGTTCAGGAAGTTGCCGATCCACTCCACGGCGGAGGTGGCGAACTGGGACACCGCTTCCTTGGCGGTGTTGAACCAGCCCGGCGCGGCGGACACGATTTCGCCCAGCTTCGTGACCAGGCCGTGGACCTTATCGAGCGCTTCGGAGAGCTTGCCCGCGAACATGTCGGCCAGCCACCCGGCCACCTCCGTCAGCTTCTCCAGGATGGGGACCAGGATCGGCACCAGGATGTTCACCAGGTCGGTGAAGATGGTCAGCAACTGGATGATGAGCGGGAGCAGCCGGGGAAGCAGCGTCGTGGCCAGCTCGAGGATGGGCGGAAGCAGCGGGATCAGGGCCTGGACCAGCTGGACGAAGGCCGTGGTCAGTTCGGGAAGCATGGGCTGGATCTGCTCGAAGGCAGAAATCCAGGCGTCAGCTAATACCTGGCCAATCTGGACCAGCACCGGCGCGATGGCGGCCAGCACGGGGGCTAGCGCGCTGACCAGCTGCGCGATGATGGGGGCCAGCATGGCGAACAGGTCGGCCAGCGCGCCGACCACGACGGGGATCACCGGGGCTAGGGCCTCGAAAATCTTCAGCAAACCGTCACCCAGCGCCTTGCCCGCCGTGGCCAACGGTCCGGCCAGGGAGGAAATCACCGGGGCCAGCCCGGTCAGCAGCTGGGCAATGATCGGCCCCAGGGTGACGCCCAGGGTATTGAAAATCTCGATGAGCGAACCGAGCAACGGGCCGACGGCGGTCAGGATCTGGGAGAAGATCCCCACGATTTGCCCGGCGTCGATCTTGGCGAAGGCGTCGGATAGCGACTGGAACAGCGACCCGAAGGCCGTACCCAGCTGGTCCAGCCCGGCCGACGCTGCCAGGTCCCGAAGCGTCTCGAGGAACGACACCAGCCCCGGCGTGGCGTTGCTGATGGCCTTGGCCATGTCATCGAAAATGCCCGTGAAGGCTTCCTGTCCACCGGCGGAGCTGAACAGGTTCATGACCTGGGACATGGACCCGGCCATGGAGCTGGCCACGGCCTTGAACTGGGGCGTGAGGTTGGTCAGCGCGGTGCCGAACTGGGAGACGGCCGGGGCCAACTCCGTCTTGAAGACGCCGCCCACCTGGGCCTTCAGCGCGTCCACCTGGGGGGTGATCGCGGAAAAGGCTTCCTTGATGCCGTCGGCCCCCAGCTTCACCACGGCCATGGCCGACGCCATGCCCAGCAGCGCGGGACCGGCCGCCAGCGCGGCGGGGCCGATCGCGCCGATGGCCAGCCCGGCCGCGCCCAGCAGACCGCCCGCCTTGCCCACGGTGCCGATGGCCGACCCCAGCCCGCTGAAGGTCTTCTTCAGGGCGGCCAGCGCGCGGTTGTCCACCTGGACGTTGGCCTGAACGTCGAACGATTCGTTCCGGTGCCGGGCCATCCAGTCGCGCCACTGCTGATCCAGGCGTGAGCTGTCCAGCTCCGGGCTGATCTGGAAGGCGGGCGGCCCGGCCAGTAGGTCGCGGATCTGGTCACGGAGCCGGGTCAGGGACGCCTGGCTGGCCTCCACTTCGATCTGGTGCGTGATCGGGGTGGAGTTGATCGCGTTCCGCACGCGGTTGAAGTAGCCCGACATGTTCGGGAATACGTCAACGTAGGCATTGCCCTGGTTGGCTCCGCTTGGCACCGCTTCACCATCCCTTCGGCACGTACCTGTTTCCCAGCATCTTAGAAGCTATGTCGTCGTGCTCACGGAGCACGCGGAGGTTGGCCGCGCGTTCGCGCGCCAGCTTCGGCCGTTTGGCCGGTTTCGGCGGCGGCTTGTTCACCTTCCGGTGCTTCGGGCTGGTGGCGTACTCCGCGTGCTCGATGCGGGCCAGCGCGTCGGCCACCTGGGTCAGGACTTCGCGTTCGTTGGTCCAGCCGTACGACGGCGGCCGGTCGCTCACCGGCGGGGCGTCCTCGCGTTCCTCCGCCTCCAGCGCGGCCAGCGCCAGTTCCACGTCGTCGGCCACCATGGACCGGTAGCCGCCGCCGATGGGCGCGAAGCGGAGCAGCCGGAACAGCTTCGTCCAGGGCCACCGCCCTGGGTCCAGCACGAAGTCGTAGAGGTTCACGCCGACGGTCTGAAGGTCGTATTCGATGCCCGGCCCGTAGAGGTCCAGCTCACGCGCCAGGCGCGCGTACCCGTCGCGCGGTGGGTCCAGCAATCCGAAGTGATCCAGCACGGCGTCGGCCAGCCGGACCGTGGCGCTGATGGGCTGGTCTTCGAGGTCTTCCAGGATGGCTTCGGCCAGGTCGTCGTCCCCGGCCAGCACGGTGATGATGCCGAACGGGTCGTCTCGCACGTCGTCCAGCTGGGCCACCTGGTCCGCCGACGGAACGGGGAAGACGTACATTTCGGTGTACGCCCCCACCGTTTCGTCCAGCAGATCATGGAGGAAGCCGGAGGGTACCGGCTCCGTCATCAGCGTGCGCGCTGCTGGCGGCGGCGCTCCGCCCGGTTCACGCGGGTCTGGGTCGCGTTCAGCTTGAAGTGGCGGGAGAGGTCCCCGGCCAGGTCCACCAGCACGGTGGGATGCAGGCTGTTCAGGTGCTCTTCGATGTCGGCGTAATCGTCACCGAAGAACAGCTGGAGAACGGCGCGCGTGGTGGTGGCTTCCTCGATGTCCATCACCGTGCCCGCATCCGGTTCGTGGACGTTCACCACCGGGCTGTCCCCGATCTGGACGGGGAAGTCCGGGATGGCGGCCGGGCGGTCCTGGCCGTAGCGGTTCACGTTGGTGTCCCGGAACTGGGTCACGTTGTCGTCCATGGGATGGTCCTTCGCTGTAGATGGTTCGTGCGGTCCGTGTCAGCTTACTGTGTCGCCGGTTCGGTCTCCCGGATGTAGGTGTCCAGGGCGGCTTCGGCATCGGGGTAACACTCCACGGTCGGCCGGACGCCGGAGCCGTAGAAGACCGGCTGGTCCATTTCCACCGCCCAGCGTTCGGCGGCGTTCGCGCTGAAGGCTTCGTGTAGCGCGGTGATCAGGTCGGAGAATTCGAGCGTGCGGGCCACGGTGGGGCCTTCCTATGCGGCGGTGGCCTCGAAGTATTCGAGCACCGGAGAACCGAACTGTTGCTGGAAGATCGGGAAGTTTGCGGTGTGCGTCTGGCGGATCGTGCGGAATCCGGCACCCTTGGCCGCCAGCCCGCCGGAGTCGTTCCAGCCTACGACCGTGGCTCCGGTGTCCAGCCGGATCAGCTGGTGAAGGTTGGCCTTCGAGCTGAACAGCAGCGGCACGCCCCGAAGGTCCACCGACACCGGCCCGGCGCGGCTGGCCTGGGTGTTGTTGATGACGGAATAGATGTGCGCGGTGCCGGAGAAGATCACCAGCCATACGCCGTAGTTGATGGCGTTAGCCGTCTCACTGGCACGGTGGGCCAGCACGAATTCGTTGTCCGTCGCCTGGGCGTAGAGCGTCGGCGCGGTGAGCATGAAGCGGGATTCCACGTCGTCGGTGGCGTTCGGCCGGAACTTCCATTCCGCCCACTCCGCCACCTTGCCGGAGCCGCTGCCCAGCGCGCGGACATGGAGCTTGCCGGAGCCGATGCGGCCCGTGCTCCCGGAGTGCATGACGAAGTTCGGTCCCCAGCCCGCACCGTTGGCGTACGTGATGTCGTCGCGCGCCCAGAACGCGCCGGGGAAGTAGTCGAACGTCATAGCTTCAGGCCCCGCCAGTGCATGGCCAGGCCGTTGCCGATGGTGCCCGTGCCGATGGCGGTCTGGTAGATCCACAGCTCATCACCGGCCGCGAAGTCCCACGTACCGGTCACTTCGCTGGGGCTGGTGCCGATCGTGCCGGAGGTGCCGGACACGGTGTTCCCGCCAGCCACCCCGTTCTTCCGAAGCTCCGCCGTCGGGGTGCCGCCGCCGTCGGCCGTGCCCGCGCGCCAGCGGATGCCCTCGATGCGGAGCGGGTAGGGGATGCGAATCGGAATCAGCATCTGGCCGGTGCCGACGGCGCGAACCGTATACGTCTGGACCCAGGTCCCGCCGTCGCGCGGGGAGAGGGCCGCCACCTTGTCCCAGGCCATGGCGTCAGCTCAACAGGTAGACGTCACCGGTTTGCGTGTCCAGGTACATGTCCCCGGCCACGGACCCGCTCACACCGGACGGAGCGCCAGCGCCCACGAACCACTTCGACCCGCGCGGGCCGGTCGCGCCGGTGGAACCGGTGCTACCCGTCGGCCCCTGGTCGCCCGTGTCGCCCTTCACGCCTTGCGGACCCTGGACGCCCTGGGGGCCTTGTGAGCCGGTGGGACCAGCCGGTCCCCGGAACTCCACGCCGGAGCCGTTGGCCGGAAAGGCCGCGCCGTCCCAGATGTACAGCTTTCCGTCGGCGGTCACCAGGTAGCCGTCCCCGGCGTCCGCCGGTCCCAGCGTGCTGGGCAGCTCCGCGTACGTCGCGACGGACCCGGCAATCTCGATACCGGCCCCGTCCTCACCGGCCGGACCCTGGGGACCGGCCGGTCCTACTTCACCCTGGGGGCCGGTACCACCGGCCGGGCCTACTGGTCCCTGGATGCCCTGGGGGCCTTCCGGTCCTTCGTCGCCCTGGGGGCCTTGCGGCCCCTGGATATTGCCCGTGACGTTCCACGCCATTGCTCAGTCTCCCAACCGGTAGATGGTGCCGGTACTGGTGTCTATGTAGTAATCCCCCGGTGACGCCCCCACGATCGTGCCCGGCGGTCCCTCACCGGTGAACCAGGCCGCACCACTGCCGCCGTCCCCTGGCACACCCTGGGGTCCTTGCGGCCCAGGTGGCCCAGGACTGACCGCTACGACCACGGGCGGGGTGGACACACCGACTTCCGCCGCCGGGGCGTCTACGGCCATCTGGACGCCCGGCTGGGACACGTCCAGCTGAAGGACCGGGGGAAGATCTGGAAGGCTCATCGGCGCTTCCCGTCGTAGCGGACCGTCAGCCCGTTGGCGGGCACCTGGTTGTAGATCGGCGGATCACCGGCCCAGTTCATCTGGATGGACCACAGCCAGCCCTTCGGCCAGGCGTCGGTCGTCTCGCTCTCCACCTTGATGACGGCCTGGGTGCCGTCCATCAGGTCGGCCGTGAACTCGAGCGGGTCCGCGCCGGTCGGCTCCACAATCAGCTTGATGGACTCCAGTTCGGCGGGCCAGGTGGTGGCCGGGGCCTTCGGTGCCAGGCGGATGACCAGATCCTGGTGGCGGACCAGCGGCAAGCCGAAGTTTCCCGGAATCGGGAGGAAGGGCGGAAGCGGCGCGGTCATGACGCCATTCTGACATAGAGAACGACGAAGCCCCCGGCGTCGGGGCCGGGGGCTTCGTTGGACCTGATGAGTCGGTCCCAGGGTACTACGGGGTGACGGTCCAGCCGATGCCCGCCAGCTTCGCCTTCCAGCCGGGGCCACCGAAGTAGTGCCGCACGGCCACGCCCACCGTGGTGTCCACGATGCCCGTGCTGGTGATCTGCCAGCCCAGGGGACCGTTGTCCCCGTCCGACAGCACCTGTTCGCCGGTCTCGCTGACCTCCGCCGCGTAGAACTGGCGGGCCACGAAGATGGTGTTCGCGCCGCTGCCGTCGCGGGCCACGGTCAGAAGGCGCATCGTCGGGGCCTTCTCCACCTTCTGGTCGAAGGCGACTTCCCCGGTTTCCGCCACGGCGGTCACGTCCGAAAGGTCCTGCTGAAGGGCCATTTCGATGGTGCGCCGGTTGGTCTCCAGCGCGGTGAACTGCATGGAGAAGTTGTCGGAGATGATGTCGAAGCGCACCGGGTCGCGGTAGCCGATGGCCTCGATACCGGCCTGTTCCTGGTCACGGCCCCAGGTGATGCCGTCGCCCTTCAGCATCAGGCCCAGGTCGAACCAGCCCGTGGGCAGCTCCGCCAGCTCCGCGCCGGTGCCGGTGGTGATGAACTCCACCGGGTCGGCCGTCATCGGCGCGCCGAACACGTGCGCTTCCAGGGGCTTGAAGATCAGTTCACGCTGGTGCTTCGCCACTGCCAGTTCGGCAACGGTGAGGCCCGCCGCTACAGGTCCGCTCATGTCGTCTTCTCCTGCTAGTTGGGACGCCGAAGGCTGAAGGCGTAGTAGCCGCTCACCTGGACACGTTCAGGGTTAGGGTACGCCTCATTCTCGGGAGGAACATCACCGCGCGCCGTGTCGAACAGGACCGTCTTCCCGGCCAGATCCACGTCGGCTTCGGGCGGCATGACGATGTGCCCGCCGTTGTCCAGGGTGTAGATGCGCTGGCGGATCTTCTCCGCCGTGCGCTGGGCCTCCACGTAATCGTCGTCGTAGACCAGCACGCGCACGCGGGGGTAGTCGGTCAGGCCGTCGTCCGGCTCCCCGGCCATCCGGTTGATCTGGATTCCCTTCACGCCGTCCGGCGGGACCACGGTGTCCGTCTCGCCGAAGGTCTTCAGGAATTCCATCAGCACCAATTCGATGTTGGCGTAAGGCGTTTCGTCCTTCACCACGACCATTACAGGGTCCTCCGTCTCAGCGGTGGACCGACACGTCCGGCCGCGCGCCGGGCCGCGCGGAGCGCGCCGACGGCGGGGGTATCTTCGGTGCCGGTCTCGATAGGGATGGGTGCGTTTCCGGGCGTGCTCCGCGCGTCGATGCGCACGCCCTTGCGGCCGTCCCAGCCACGGGTACGGACCAAGTGCGCGCTGGCCGCGAACTGGCCGGTGAGGCTGTGCGCGCTGGCCACCTGGCGGAACTTCGCCAGGCCGCGCTGGGCGGCTTCGTGGACCTTGCGCTGGATCGGCCCGGAGTTCATCAGGGCCACGGCTCCGCGCGTGTTCGGGGTGTACCGGTTGCGCGCCATCACGCGGTCCACTTCTTCAGCTTGCCTTCGACGTGGTGCGCGGTGTTCGTCTCGTCGTCGGTCCACACCTGAAGGTTGCCGTCCACCTGGAGTTCCAGCCCTTCGTGAAGGATCACGTTGTCCGTGGACGTCGGGAAGTTCGGCGGCCCGAAGAACGACCAGGACTCCGTTCCGGTGGTGCCCAGGGCGTGCCGCTCCGTGGACCCGGCGGGCTGGACCGAACACCCCGGCCACGGCACCGGCGGGCCGTCTACGTACTGGCCGTGCTTCGCGCGCACGCGCTCCACTACCAGCACGGTCTGGTTGCCGATCGGGTCCGTCATAGCGTGAACCTGGACAGGATCGGCGCGTACCGCGCGTAGGGTCCGGCGCTGGCCGCGCCGTTCGACGTCTCCATGGTGTCGGCGTAGGTGTAGCTCACGCCGCCGATGGTGCGCGACTTCAGCCCGATGGGCCGGGCGGCGGCCGTCCCGCGCGTGCGCGCGATATCGGCCACCACCGCCAGCAGATCCGACGGCACGGTGGCCAGGCCGGACGGCGCGGTCACCACGATGTTGGCCAGGCCCTGGGGCCGCCCGCACCTGGGCAAGCCCAGCAGTCCGTTGCGGCTCCAGGTCCAGCCCTCGATGTCGGCGGCGTCCGGGCCGCGCCCGTCCTTGACCGCCGTCGGCTCCCCGATGTTGTAGCTGGGCAGCTCCATGACCTCCGACCCGTCGCTGTTCAGCTCGAAGGTCAGCGGGACGACGGGCGCGATATGCCAGCCGCACAGCCCCCGGACGATGGCCACGGCGGTGGACACGTCCAGGTCGGAGAACGGGCCGGGGTATTCGGCCGTCTCCAGTTCCTGCGCGGTGGTGAACGGCGCGACGTCCAGCCATAGGGCATCCAGCATCGGGGCCTACTTGGTGTCGGCGGGAGTGCTCCCGGCGTCGGCCGTGGAGGTGGTGCCCACCCCGCCGGTGTCCGCCTTGTTCGCGGCGGTCGTGCTCTTGTTCGGCGTGGTGGCCGCCTTCTTCGCGGCGGTAGTGGCCCGCGCGGTGGCGCGACCCTTCTTCACGTCGAAACCGCGCGCTTCGGCGTCCTTGTCGTTCAGCTGAACCTGGACGGTCCCGCTGGCGGTTTCCAGGTCGTAGTACTTCAGATCGGTGGCCATGGCCTGTTCCTCTCGATACGGCAATGGGACGGGGCGTCCCTGGTCAGGGTAGCCCCGTCCCATCGGTGTAAGTCCAGTGTCAACGGTGCGTTGGCACCGGATCGGACTACGGGGTCAGGTCGATCTTCACGATGGCACCGGGCCGCTTGACCTGGAGCAACAGCCGCTCTTCCACGCGGAGCGTCACGCGGTTGTACTCGAAGTCGTCCACGTTGCTGTTGGTGCTGTCGATCTGGACGCCGCCCTTGCGGTACACGGTGCCCGCCTGGCGGAACGCGCCCACCAGAACCTGGTCCACCGGCACGGCCGGGGTGATGACGGTCTTCAGGCCCCACAAGGGCGGCTGCCAGTTCAGGCCGTCGCCGTTGTTGTACGCCGGGGCGAAGAAGCCGCCGCCGTAGTACTGGCCGTTCGCGTCCTTCGCCAGGCGAAGATCCTGGTACGTGGTCGGGTGAATGACCACGCCGTCGGGCGCGAAGTAGTTGGTGTTCTGGATCAGGGTCATGCCCTTGAACACCGTGTCCGCCACGGTGTCGGCCACCTGCTTGGTGAGGGTCAGGACGCCGGAGCGACCCAGCAGACCGTCCACGCCGGGGGTGCCGTCGCCGTTCAACAGCTCCGACTCTTCGACCATGGCCAGGTCGTAGAGCAGCTGGCCGTTGATCTCCGACACGATGTACGGGATATCGGCGAACGCTTCGTCCGAAATCTTGGTCAGACCCGCGATCTTGCCCAGGGCGTCCTGGCGCTGATCCCAGGTGTAATGGACGAAGGGCTTGTGGCCCAGCTCCGCGACGGCCGCCGGGCCGCCTTCCTTCGCTACCTGAATCCAGTAGATCAGCGAAGTGGCGCTGATGGAGCCGCTACCCAGAAGGTCCGCCACGGTGGGCTGGAGCCGGGGGAGCATCACCACATCGGTGTCGTACTGCGGGTAGGTCAGCCCGCCGTCCTGGGTGGTGGACTGGGCGTCGGTGGCCGCCTTCATCGCGGTCATACGGCCGCGCTTGTACAGGTTGTAGGACGACGGCGCGGCGACGTGGAAGCGTCCGCCGATCTGGTCCTGGACCGACTTCAGGCCGCCCGACTGGACGAAGAAGTCACCCAGGGTCGGGGCCTCCAGGTCACGGCCGAACGGGTCGTCTCCCTTGCGGCCCGGCTCCGGCTCCACGCCGACGTCGGCACCGGCCAGACGCTTCAGCAGATCCCCGTTGCCCTGGAACTTCTTCAGGCGGGCCACGTCCCCGTCGATGGCCTGGATGCGGTCCACCGCTTCCTGGAAGTCCTTTTCCTGCTGCTCCGTGGGGACGTCCGCGCCGTCCTTCGACGCCAGCGCGTTGGTGATGCCCTGGGCGGTCTTCAGGTGGTCGGCGCGCTCCGCCAGAAGCGCTTCGATGGTTGCCATGGTCTGGCGTCCTTTCGTCGTACGAATATGCGTGATCCCATTCGCTACGACGTGCCTACCGTTGGGCCACCGAATACCGGAGACGTGGCGGCTTGACTAGCCAGCTTGGTCAGATACTACCGTGAAGCCGTGCCGGTTGTGCTGCACGTTGTGGAGCGGTACCAACTGCTCGATAAGGTACCGCTCTACCGCCAGGCATGACGATTCGGTGGCGCACTCCAGGTACTCCACCCGCGCGATGTCCGCCGCCCAGGGCTTCTTCCGAAGATGGTTCCGTACGCGGCTGCTACCGTCGCCGGTCTTCCCGACGTAGAGCAGCTGGCCATCGTGCCCGTAGATCCGATAGACAACCCACTGGTGAAGCGGGTCCGGCATACCTTGGCGGCCCATCTGGCGCGCGAACGCCAGCGCTGTGGCGCGCGGGTCCGGTGGGTCCGCGCGGTGCGCGTGCATGACGTTCATGACGGCGGCCCAGTCCGGCCATGCCTTCACTACTTCCGCCGCTACTTCCGGGTAGGCGTCCCCGAATGCCTCCAGAACGCTTGCCAGTGGACGGCGGCCCTTCAGCCGCCGGACCACCTTCGCTTCGATACCTGCCATGCTGCTCACTGGGACAGCCCCAACAGCGTGGTCTGGTAACGCATACGGCGGGCTTCGGCGGACTCTTCGGCGGACTTCTCCGCCGGGGGAGTCTGGGGAGCCATCGCGCCCAACACCTGTTCCAGCACGGTGCGCGTATGATCCATCGACTTCAGAAGGCCCACCACGTCGGCCTTCTCCAGAACGTCCGGTGTCAGGCCCAGGAGAAGTTCGGCGGCGTGCTTCACGCCCAGAACCTGGGTGTTCTGGTTCGCGCCGATCGGCGTCAGGCTGACTTCGTACAGCTTCAGTTCCCGGAGTTCGTTCACCGACTTGCCGCCGTGCATGATCGGGGCCTGGTCCAGGGTGTCGTAGGCGAACGACAGATTTCCGACCCGGCGGCCCTTCAGCAGCTTGTACACCTGGATGGCCTTCTGGTGCGTGAGGTCCAGCGCGCCACTGATCCACAGCCCGGCGTCCCGTTCCTCCGCCTTGACGACGTGGCCCAGGTTGTAATCCGGGTCGTCCATCCGGTGCGACCAGAGCAGCGGAATGGCGTCGCCCTTGCTGGCCCAGTCGGCCAGCGTGTTCTTGAACGCGCCGGGGCGCACCATGTCGCCCACCCGGTCCACGTCGTAAGTGCTGGCGTACGCCTCGAAGGTGCCAGCGTCCCCGTCCGTCTTCACGTCGAACAGACGCACGGTCTTCAGCTGTACGGTCATGCTCCACGCTCCAATTGGCGGTAGACGGAGGGGTTACCGGTGCCCCGTTGCTGTCTTACTGGTGTCACTGTACCCAAGGTCTGGGGAGGTTCTTCCCCGTTGTCCGGGGTGTTGCCGTCGGCGGCGTCGCCTTCTTCGCCTTCGGCGGCCGGGTCGATCGTGCCGGACACCTCCCGAAGTTCATCCTGGCCGGGAAGTGCTGGCTTCTTCACGTACTTGCGCGCTTCGTTCGGGGTGAGCACCGGGCCGCCGCTCATCGTCTGGAGCGCGGGGGCCAGTTCCTCAATGGACGCTTCGATCTTCGCGCCCAGGTTGAAGTTCAGCCGGAGCGTGTCCGTCACATCCTCCGGTCCCAGCTGGGCCATCAGCGCCTGTTCCAGGTACGTGATGTCGGGGCCGAAGGTCTCCCGGTAGAGCTGCCGATGCTGGGCCGTCATGTTGGCGTAGGACGCGCCGTCCAGGATGCCCAGGGCGGCCGGGGGGATGTAGAAGAGCCGGGCGGCTTCCTCCAGGTTGAACTTGCGGCCCTCGATGTACTGGGCGTCGCGCGGGGTGTGGCTGTCCAGGGTCTTCACGTCCATGCCTTCTTCGAGCATGGCCGTGCGCGCGGCGTTGATCGTGCCGGAGTACCGGGCGTTCCACCGCTGCCAGAACCGATCCTTCGCGTCCGGCGTCATCCGCTTGGCCTCCAGCGGCCGGGTAATGACGTGCTCGAGCCGCGCCCCGTTCTTCCAGAGCGCGGACCGGTACCGCGTGGCGGACTGCTCTTCGGCAATCGTGTTCGCCAGGGTGTGCATCGGCGGCACGCCGCCGTAGTTCCGTTCGGGGGTGTAGCCCTCCAGGTACAGCACGTCGTTGATGCCCAGGTCCAGCATCCGGCCGCCGCGCATCACGCGGAAGTGGTCGATGTGCCACTGGTCCCCGATCACCTGGAAGTCCGTCGGCGGGACGCGCACCAGCCGAAGGCCCGCCCCCTCCACGTACACCTTGATGGCCAGGTACCGGTCGAAGATGGAAAGGTCCGCCACCAGGGTGTAGATCCAGGTGTACGGCGTGCCGGGCACCGGCACCGGCCGACGAAGCAGCTTCGCCAGCGGACTGTCCTTCACCACCTCGAAGTCGTCGGCGTTCTGCTCCCGCAACACCTCGATGGGCAGCATGGCCAGGTTGCGCGCGCGGAATCCCACCACCGTGCGGATGGCGGGCTGGCTGGCGTACAGCTGGGCGAAGTGGCCCACGTCGCCTTCGTTCATCCGTACGCGGTCGTCCACTCCGATGGTGGACACGTTGGCCACGTAGTCGCCCATCAGCCGACGCAACGCGCCGGACGTCTGCACAACAACCATGATCACAGCCCCTGTACGAAGTGGATGTTCCGACGCTCCAGGTAGACCGTCCCGTCCAGGCTAATCGGGGTGGTCGTTTCGCCCACCAGGGACGCGCGTACCAGCACCATGGTGGTGGCGTTGAACTTCACCAGCGTGCCGCGAATACCTGAACCATCGGTCAGGTTCACCAGCACTTCGCGGGCGAAGACCACGCGGCGGCGGACCTGATACCAGACCGCGCACAGCAGCAAGGACACCGTGGTCCAGATGCCCAGTGCCGCCAGCAATCCCAGGAAAATATCCATTACCCGAACTCCAGTTCTCCGTCTTCGTACATGGAATCGCCTTCCGGCACATCTTCGACAGCCCCGGCCACGCCCATGACCAGCGCGGCCACGCCGTCGATCTTCTCCGCCGCGCTGGCCTTGTCCGGCTTCACGTTGCCCGCCGGGTCGGTGGCCACGGCCAGGTTGTCCACCATCCAGTTCAGGACCGGATTCCCGCCGTGCTCCAGGCACGGCACGCCGGTGGCCGCGCCCTTGCGGACCAACCGCTGGAGCTGCTTCAGCGGCGGGGACATGCTGGCGTAGCCCTGGCCCATGCCGACCATCGGCACGCCTTCCCCGTCCAGCTGGGCCACCAGCTGGCTGGAGTTCCACCGGTCATAGGCCAGCGCGCGCACGTCGTACAGCTCCATGTCGGTCAGGATGTCGGCCTTCACGAATTCGTAGTCCACGACGTTGCCCGGCGTCAGCGTCAGCCAGCCGTCCTTCACCCAGGTGCTGGCGTTCCCGGCGGTGCGCCGGTCCAGGTCGTCAATCTGGGATTCCGGGAGCCACAGCCGCCACACCGCGCGGAAGCGGTCCATGGTGGCCGTCGGGAACACCCAGCACAGCGCGGTGACGTCGGAGGTGGCGGAGAGGTCCAGGCCGCCGTAGCACTCCATACCCCGGAGTTCGTGGCGGATGAAGTCCCCGGCGTTGGCCTTCCAGTCGTCCAGGGTGATCCACTTCGTCAGCTGCTTGGTGCGCAAACCCAGGTGAAGCCGCTGGAAGCTGGCGAACTGGGCCGGGCTGTTCTGGGCCTTGGCCGCCATCTCCCGGAGATACCGGCGGGTAGGCGACTTGCCGTAGCCGGGGTTCGCCTTCTTCCATGTCGCCTCACTGAACGGGTCGTCCGGCGGCACGCCCAGGGCTTCGGCTTCCTGGTCCGACAGCGCGCCGAACACCACGCCGTAGGTGTTGTGGTCGGTGAGCGCGCCGCGCGCCAGCTGTTCGATGAGCCGCCGGTATTCGTCGTAGGGAGTGTTCGGCGCGCCAGCGTCGGCGGTGGTGATGAAGAAGATCAGGGGCTGGGACCGGGAGCCGGTGCCGGTGGTCAGCGCCTCTATCAGCACGTTGTCCTTGTGCAGGTGCAATTCGTCAATGATGGCGGCGTGAAGGTCGGCACCGTGCTGGGCGTCGCCCACGTTGGCCACCGGCTGCATGTACGACGCCGTGGCGGCGTGGACCACCTTCCCGCTGAACGCCTGGACGTAGCGCTTCAGGCCCGGCGCGCCCTTGGCCAGCTGCTTGATGGGCTCGAAGGCGAAGCCCGCCTGGTCGCGCGTCGTGGCGGCACAAACGACCTGGGCTCCCTGTTCCCCGTCGGCGGCCGTCATGTAGATGCCGATACCGCCCGCAATGGTGGTCTTGCCGTTCTTACGCGGGAGGTCCACGTACCCGGTGGTGATGATGCGGGTGTACCCGTCGGCGTCTTCGTCCCACCAGACCCAGCCGAAGATGGGCGCGATGATGTAGGCAATCTGCCAGGTGTCGGGGTCCAGCGGCTTGCCCGCGTGCACGCCCTTCACGTGGCGGAGCTGGTGGAAGGCGGCCAGCACCTTGTCCACGCGCTCCGGGTCGAAGAGCGCGCCGGGCGCGTCGCGCGGCTCCGGCGTCTTGATCTTCGGCGGGCAGTCCGGGGGGAAGTGCCCCCGGTCGGCCATGTACCAAGCCACCTCCGGCGAGACCTTCAGGGCCTCCAGATCGGCGTCGGCCCAGGCGGCGGCGGCGTCCATGTAGGTCACCTGGGCCATGCCGTCAACCCTCCCTTGGCGGCCAGCTCCAGCAGCCGTTCCGTGGTGTCTCGGAGTACCCGGCCAGGACGGAGTAGCCCAGGCCGCCGTCCGGCGGGAAGCACCGGAGCCGCACGTACCCCGGCTTGTCCTCCACGTTCACGACCAGGGCGGCCGTCGGCGTGGTGGCACCAGGGTGCTGGTAGTGGACGATGCGTCCCACGGTGGGCTTCACAGCCCCGGCCCCCACAGCTCGAGCGTGCGCACCGGAGCTGTGAACCGGGGCGTCGGGTGGAGCCACGGGAAGATCCAGGTGTACAGGTCGGCCAGCATTACTTCGTACCTCCAGCGGCGAATGGGTTGTTCGGTTCGTCGGCCGGGCCGCCCGCCGCTTCGGCGCGGAGCCTCGACAGGCTGGCCGACGCGCTGGGCGTCAGGCCGTATTCCTTGGCGTACTTCAGCAGCTCCGCCGACATCTTCAGCGTGATGCCCACCAGCGGGTTGGCTATGGGCTTCTCCTGGACGGAGCCGTTCGGCAGGCCCACCAGGGTCTTCACGGTCATGCCTTCGCGGGACAGCTTCGCCTGGGCCTTCACGTAGTTGGCCAGGGTCTGGCAGTACACCGCGAACGTCTGGCGGTCCTCCGGCTTCGCCAGCTTCAGCTTGGTCAGCGTCGGGGCCACGGCCTCCCATTCGTCCAGGGCCAGTTCGTCGGTCAGCCATTCGGGCGGCTCGAAGGTCTTGCCCAGCTGGCTGGCGTACGCATCTTCGGGGACGACCCGGCCGCCGGAGTCCCGGCCCGGCGCGCGCCCCTTCAGCAGCTGAAGGTGTGTCGGTTCCATGTCACGAAGTGTAACGTCCACGTCGTTCCTGTCCAGCACGCCGGGCCGATGGCGGCCCAGTTATTCGTCAGTTAATGGGAGAGTGAATTAGCCGTGAGCGCGCCAGGTCCGCTATTTAGTCGGCGGCGGGGAGGCCGAATTAATGGCGCGCGGGGGCTGGATTTAATTACTCTGGCGAATTATCCGGGGGCCTGGGGCGGCCCGAATTCATTTCTTTTGCGAACGATCCGGGCCTGGATTTCATTTCATTGGCTAATTGAATTCGTTTCCTAAGCGAATTACCTGGAGTGAGCGGGGGTGTGCGTGCG